GAGATAATTGAAAAGCGTCCTGTATTGATAAAGAACGCTAAACATTTTAATAAGGAAACATGGCTAGGTAGCATGCTTCCGAATATAATTTCGAGGTTAAGGAAAACTTACCCTCCTTACATGAAGGCGATACCTAATACATCATTAAGTATCGTATTAAATTTATTAGCGAAGTATAAATACTTCTATAGTGAAAAGGATATGATAAGCAGATTATCATATCTCGAATACGTTTACAGGATCTTTGGAGAACAAAGTCCTCAAGAATTAGAAGTGACCCCTGAACGGATCATTCAAAATTTAATATCCGACTTCGATGAAGTTCCGGATACTGTTAACTTAACAGATAGAGAGATTTCTTATATCTATTCAGAAGAATTTAGGAGGTTAATCTTAAATATGTATAGTATTAATTATTATACTGAAGATCAGTACAATAATATATTAATAAAATCCGATCCTTTGGCCATAACTGCCGGAGGGATATTTAATTATAAAAAGAAGGACTTTGATCATAAGTCTTTAACGGGGATGTTAGCTCGAGATCTCGAAGCTAATAAGGATATGTGGGTGAGAGACGACACTTCACCCATTTTGAAAAATGCTCCTCTAATGATTTGGATGAAACCAAAAATAGAGGACGATAAAATTATACTATCTCAGTGTAAATTACTGAGCAAGAATTCATTAGTTGTCATACATACTGACGACATAAAACTTTTCAAGAGTTGTGCAGATAATACTGTGGACTCACAATTATATAGATTACCGGCCAAATATAAATATTCGGCTAATTCAAAGTTATGGTCTTTTATACCAGGAGGTATAGAAGCAGTTAAAAACAGGCGCCAAGCATACTTATGTGATACAGGCTCAATTGGTCAACTCGAAGCTATACAAGCTCGATTTATCAGAATGGGCTCGAAGAAATTACTACGAACAGAGGAAATTCCCAATGATGTTTTCAAAGGAAATTATTTAATTTCCACGAATAAAAACGTGAAAGCAATAGAAAATATTAAGTTCTCAATCTTGAGAGCTTTACAATATGAAAAGATGAAATTATCATCTATTCCTTAGTTCACTCTTCACTACAGTAAGTACAGCTAGT